TTTCGTGAAGACATATGCAAGCACACCAGATAGTGGCACAGCCGCACTTGATCTAGCAAGCAACAATCACAAAAAGATATACATCATAGGTTTCGATTATCATAATGGTCTTCATAACAATGTATATGCAGGCACGGCAAACTATAATGCTAAGAATTACAGCACGCCAACTGTGCAAGATGACAAATGGCGTAGCAGACTATACAACATAGTCAAACAGAACAATGACATAGAATATGTACATGTAACAAATGATACATATGAACATGTGTTACCAAACATCACGACGATGGATATTGAACGATTCAAGGAGATAATATGTTAGAATTCAAATATCATGTAGAGACAGGTCCAGACGGTATACGCTGGGTCTCAGTAGAACCATTGATGGAAGACATCGTTGGTAGCATAGATCAGTTGATGAAACTACCCACAGACGATTTAGATGATGATGGCAAGCATATATTAGAGATGAAGATATTGGGCTTGCGCACAGTACATGAGTTTCTTGGCAGTATCATCACAGCAGACAATCTAAAGAAAATGAAGGCAAACACAGATGCGACAGAAGAAACAAAAGTCATACACTAATGTACCTAAACTGTTGGTAGACAGACCAACAAACACCAATATACGTGTGTTCGACAAGATGTGTACCGAACTCAGTCCATATATGACTGAACTAGAAGTAGATGCCGTAGTCAGTTTCATGATAGAGATACAGCACAGCAAATGGGATGTGAATCCTTCAGTAGAAGATAGCAAGTCACAACTCAAACTCATACTTGGTTCAGACCGTTTCGATGAAATATGCAAACAATGGAATGTTAAGAATCAGAAATGGTTGACTGTGTTCGGCACAAGGAAATATCGTCATAAGACTGATAAGACATTATGGGATGGATTAGATGCAACAGATAATCCTGAAGATTACGAGGTCACTTGGATATAAACATGCAACTCAGCGACAACATGAAAAAAGTTAAAGAATATGATGACGAGACATTCATGGCTTTTGCAAGATACCTGCGCTATAGCATGGTAGAACGTTGGGAAGAGAAATTATTGTTCGATATGATAAACGAACGATTGGCTAGACAGAATCTACGCATGGAGTGGGGATGCTGTGGTACCAATCAAATATTAAGGAGAGATGAATTATGAAAGATAGCCATTTTTATAAAAGACTTGATGATCAGACAGGATTCAAAGCATTAGTGAATATGCTCAAGAATCAACCATTGAACATCGCAGAGCAAGTTTTCGAGAATATCACTACAGAAGCAGAAGATCATCCTAAGTATGAGCAGATCAAGCAAGTCTGGGAACAAAGATTAGAGCAGTCATGAGAAACACATATTTCTATGAACGCTTGAACAACAAGCAGACAGTAGAGACATATATCGAAAAGATCAATACCTACGAACTAGAATTCGCTAAGGTATTATTGGGAAATATCTATCTGGAAGCAAACGACCATCCTAGATTTCCTATTTTGTTACGTGCATATCAGAAAAGATTGCAAGATGAACAACATAAAAAAGAGTGATGGAGGAACTATCCATGTCAGAAAATCTGATCAACAATCAGAAAAAATCAGTAGTCCCGGGAAAGAATGGGGGCTACAGACCAGGCGCGGGACGCAAGAAGGGTCAGACACAGAAACTTTCAGCGCAGAGTATTTTGCAAGAAATAGCGAAGAAAGACAAGCCTTTCGCAATTGGACTCGCGGAAGACTATCACAACGCACGAATGTCAGGAGACACGCACCTAGTAGTCAAGTATCAGCAGATGATACTAAACAAGGTAGTCGCTGATAAAGTCGATGTAGATCATACTACAATGGGACAACCATTGACCACGGTGTTTAATTTTCCACAGCGTGAGTTACCTGATTGGACTAGTGTAGAAAAGAAAATAACAGTAAAGGAATAAATCAAATGGAACTAACAAGTGAAATAACATTTACAAATATGCAGGGCAAACATACGCTTTATAATCAGAATTATTATAAAGACAATTATATCGTGCCCTATGTCAAAGGATTCACAGAATACTTGAACGCATGTCCAACACGCTATAATCCTGCGTTCTATGCATATAAGACAGATGGCATCATAGGTGCTAGCCTAGCATATTATGGCGAGTATACAGAACTAGAGTTGGCATTACTGCGCAATTTCATGAATGAAGAGGTCATAGCCTATGATATCGGTGCCAATATTGGTTATCATACTGTAGGATTAGCGAAATCTTGCAAACATGTCTATGCATTTGAACCAAATCAAAAAAACCTCGATCTTTTGCATATCAATATCACGCATGACAAAAACGTAGACATATTTGAATGCGCCATCAGCGATAGTGACGGCACCACTATGATCAGCGATTATGAATTAGGTGATATGGGCAATTATGGCGAGTGCAAACTAACTGATAAGGGCCAAGAATGCATAAAGCGTAGCATAGATTCATTAGTGAAAGAAAATTTGATAGAGCCACCTAATCTAATCAAGATCGATGTAGAAGGTCATGAGTACGAAGTGTTCAAAGGCATGGAAGACACTATCAAGAACAATTTGCCTGTGATCATGTATGAAGCCATGCATTGTGACCTCGCAAATATCTATGACATGTTGAATGGTCTAGCATATACATTATATTGGTTCCCTGTACCTAACTATAATCCAGATAATTTTTATAAAAACAAAGAAAACATCTTTGGTCAAGGAGGCGTATTAAACATATTGGCTGTACCATTCCATGTCAATCTAAACACTAATCTACCTAAAGTATCAAGTCGTGATGAGACATATCAACAGTTGGTAGAAGAGATGTTAAAGAAACAGAATGCAAAATCTGATTGACATACCACTATATGGTCAGCAAAGCACGTTATTGCGTGATTGGTTGAACACCGACAAGCATTGCATAGATATCGTGCCAGTAGGTAGTGGCAAGACATTCTTAGCCGCTATCGCACTACCTATATTTGCTAGCGATGAACGCTATCACAAAGGTAAAGATATCATATACTCAGCGCCAACAGGTGCTATGATCAAATCATTGATATGGGAACAACTTAAACAGAGTTGCATGAACCATTTTAATTTGAAAGATGGTGTCGATATCAATAACTCAGAACTAACCATAAAGTTTCCTAATGGTGTCTTTATACGCTGTAAGAGCGCGGAACAGAGAGAGAATCTACGCGGTCTTAATGTCGGCATATGGGTAGCCGATGAAGCCTCACTCTATACCCAAGATACACTACAAGAGATCACGAATCGATTGCGTCCCCGCGTAGGACAACCTGACACAGCAGGTAGATTGATCGTGATCAGCACGCCTAATGGCACAGGACCATTATATGATTTGTTTCAATATGCATTAGAAAGACCTGAAAAATATGTAGTCAGACATCTCAATTATCTAGAGATGCGTAGCGGTAATCGTGCATTCATAGAAGAACAGAAACGAATTATAAGTCCATTGAAGTTCAATCAAGACTATATGTGCCAATTTGAATCTGTGGCAGATCAGTTTTTCTATACTTTTAATAAACATAAACATTGCCGTGAAATCAAAGATAGAGGTGGTGACATCTATACCTTCCACGATTGGAACAAACGTGTGATGTGCGCTATCGTGGCACAGGTCACTAAAGCAGGTGAGATGGATGGTCGCATAGAGATATTAAAAAGTTATGCCATACCTGATTGCGGTACAGAAGGCATAGCAAGCGCCATACGTGAAGATTTCCCACGCAGGCGCATCAACAGCATCATAGACATGAGTGGTGCACAGACTAATCGTGACACTACAAGTCCATTCGGCGTGACAGATAGAACCATCATAGAGAAATATGGCTTCAATATCGTCAACAGTCGCAAGAGCAATCCATTAGTCACAGACACAGATAACACATGTAACGCATTCATAGCAAGGAATGGTTTGGTAGTAAAGCCTGATGATAAATATCTACTAGATGCTATACAGACATATCACTTTGAGGATGCTAGCCGCAAACGATTAGTGAAATATACTGAGCAACGATATGCACATATAGACGGATTAGGTGACGCATTGCGTTATGGCATACATCACTTGTTCCCGATACAGCATGATAGTGTGCCATATCCAGAGTATATAGGCATGGATCCTAGACTGATGAATCGTGCGAGACCAGGTCTAGAACACATGCCAGAAAGCCCATTGTATCCAGGTGGCCCAAGTTGGCAACAGATATTAGGCGAAGAAACGATTGAACAAGATTATGTCAAATGGAGTTAACAAATGAGAAAACGCAAGCCAATATTAGAAAGATTATACAAGAGAACAAACATACCATTGAACAAAGATGGCACATATAGCAAGAAGCAATGTTGGGAATGGCATGGTGTCACTAATAATGCAGGATATGGCATGATGAAAGTCAGCGCAGAATATGGAATGGCTACTGTGCATAGGATCAGCATGGTAGAACACAATAAAACCATGCAATATGGTGATAAAGTAGAAGTCTTGCATACATGCGGTAACAAATCATGTGTGAACCCTGATCATCTTATGATAGGCGATATCAAGGATAGAGTGAGATTACAGATTAAATATAATAATGTAAACAACAAGACTTTTTTCGATAAAAAGTTCATGTGGCCCGTATGTGAGCATTGTGGCGGCACTAACTATAGACCACATTTTAAAAGATTACACAGTCTATGTGAATATAATGCGAAGCATAAATACACTATAGACAAAATAACCGGAAAACTATAAATGCTTATAAAAGATTTGATGAAACGCAATCAGATATACCAGGCTGTTTACCAACAGATGCAGGGATATCAATATGCGTATCTTGGTGGTTATGCGTTTAAGCAATATGTTCGTAAGAAGCGCCCTAGCGAAGACAGCGCATTATGGATCGATCTGATCAATAACACGGTGGCACAACCTATCAGTCGTTATGTCGTTGACACAATCAATGATGTGTTGTTCGATCCAGGCGTGAAACGCAACTTACAATTCTGCACACCGTCAGGCGTGCAAGTGAATCCTGAGAACAATGATTGGGTAGAACTGTTCTGCCTAGATGCTGATCTACAAAATAGAAGTCTAACAGGATTCATGGAACAAGTAGGCGACCTTACTAGCATATTCGGACATTGTTGGGTGGCAGTAGATATGCCTAAACAAGATGAAGGCAATCTTGGTAGACCATATTGCTTAGCCATAAGTCCATTAAATGTATGGGATTGGGAATGGGACTACTATTGCGGTAGACCATTATTGAAATACGTCAAGGTACTTGAAAACGAAGATGGAAATAACTATTATATCAAATGCCACTACCTTGGCAATGAGAATGAACCTAGCCGTTGGTGTTACTATCAAGTACCTAAGCAAAGCGTTGGTGCTAAATTAGATGAGCCAGCAGAAGTATTAGGCGAAGGTTATTATCCTGCAGGCATGAGCATACCTGTGTTCATAGCATATGGTCGCAAGGACCCACGCACAATCGATCTTGGCGTTAGCGATATCGACTCCGCGAGCGATGCGCAACGTGAACATTATAAATTAGAATGCGAGGCATATACAAGCATTCAATTTGCCAAGACTTTGATACGTGCAGAAAAAGGTATAGCAGTACCGGCGCAAGCAGGTGCTATCGTTCGTGCGCAAAAAGATCAGGTAGAAGCCATACCTGTAAGCACAACTGATGTTGATACCATCATAAAGAAACAGCACGATATATTAGAACAGATCGAAGCATTGACAGGTCTTGGTGGATTGCGTACAAGCAAGAATCAAGTACAAAGTGGCATATCAATCATAGAAGAACGCAAGACATTGCACAAGACTGCAAAAGCCAAAGCACGATTGATGGAAGTCACAGAAGAGATGATATTCACATATGCCGCACGTTTTATGAACCAACGTTGGGCAGGCGAAGTGAGTTATATCACAGACTACGAGAGTAGCGATACCAATTATAGATTAGCGTTGATCAGAGCCGCGAAAGAATTCACACAAGATAATGAGATCGTAAATAGTCTCATCACTAAGGAAATCATTGGCATGTTGGCACCACCAGAAGAAGTGCCAGAGTTCCAAGAAGCATATATCAAGACCATACCTGATATCGATGTTCGCAATCTAATGATGGAACAGACTTCAGAAATCTATAGCCGCGATCTTGGCGATCAGATACCAAAAGCAGTAAAAGAAAACGATGATGAGACAGAATATGATAACAAAGTCAGCGGCAACGAAGATTATGAAGACGAAGGTGGATTCGGTGAAGCCACCAACTCACAATTGATGGGTGGCCCTGGCACACCAATACAAAACGTTGGATTAAGTTATTACCCACAGCAAGCCGTCGCTGTACAATTGACAGGCATGAACACAGGAAGATAATACAATGGCATTAGCAGACACATTAAAAGAACAGTTAGGAACATTGGAAGCATGGAAAGTAAAGAGCCAAGGTTTTCATTGGAACGTAGAAGGTGAAGGTTTCGTAAGTCTACATGAATTGTTTGGTAAGATTTATGAAGATGCTGACGATGCCATTGACACATTAGCCGAGCATATCAGAACATTAGAAGTCTATGCTCCAGGATCTATGAAAAGATTTATAGAATTAAGTGCTATCAAAGAACAAGAAAAAATACCAAAAGCCATGCTTATGGTAAAAGAATTGATCAATGATAGTGAAATCATTCTAGGTCACCTCGACCAATGCTTTGCGGAGGCGACTAAGGATAATAAACAAGGCATCGCAAATTTTATTGCTGACCGCCAAGCGGCTCACAGTAAATACTTGTGGATGTTAAAAAGTTACGCAAAGTAAAAAACATTCGTTTGTTACGATATAACTAAAAGAGGAAATATGAGCGATTATCAGAATGAATTCGTTGGCAACGATACAGCCGAAGTTGTAGACAACGCAGGACAGTCTACAGACGCTAAAGTTAATCCTGGTGCTATACGCAAGTCTACCACACATTCAATATTGAACGCATTGTCAAACGCAAGCGGTCAACCATTTGAGAGTGTAGAGGCTGCTATCGCATACATGGCAAGAACAGCGGCGCAAGCAGGTTCTGCACCCGTTGGCCACGCACAGCCAGTGGAACAACCATCACAGCGTAATGGTCGTGTCACCACAAATGATCTACATGAGCAGTTCAACAAACTTCAAATGGATCTTGCACGTAAAGAGCAAGCATTGCGTGAAAAAGAGTTGGATGGTGACATCATGAGAAGCATGGGTGAGAAGTTCGATAGCGATTTAATGGATTATGCTATAAACAAAGTAAAGTCAAACATTCGTTGGAATGATGATGGCAGTTATAGCATCGTAAATCAAAAAGGACAAGAACGTTATGCAATGGATGGTAATCCACTCACGATCTCTGGATTAGTAGAGGAAGTAGCGAAGGGTAATCCTAAGTTACTTAAACAGAGTAATCTAACCGGAGGTTCAGGTATGAGACCTGGAAGCAATTTTGCAGGAGCACCTGATGAAGGCATTCCTGACTATACGAAAGACCCAGCCGCGTTCAACGCATGGGCTCAACGTAATGGTCTAGGTAAACGTGTCGGACTCAAGGCTGCAACTGTAGAAGTACATGCGCAACAGATGTCTCGAAAAATACTCTAATTGCCAACAATAGTATAACAGGAGAATTATTATGGCCTATGTATTGGGAGGACCCAACAACGAAGCCGATGGATTCACAACTGCAATCGCAAGTTTCGCACTTCGTGCAATGCATGAATCACAAGGTCTCGTTAACATGACAAACGTTGTTACACCTACACAGGGTAACACATTCTTAGTACCAAACTTTGCTCCAATCACTTATCAGGATTACAATCCTAATTCAAGTTCTGGAACATATGGTGTATTCGGCGGTAACGCTGTGGTACAAAACCCTGCATTGCAACAGGGTTCAATTACTGCAACACCAGCAGTAGCAACAACTGCATTCGATATTTTCTACGGCTGGACTACATCATTCCAGTTGGCAGCAACTCTCGGCGCAGAACTCGGCGACTCATTCGCTGAAAAGGTAGACCAGCGTGTATGTAAGGCTTTCTTGAGTTTCAAAGCAACTCCAGGAAACGTATTCTACACTAACACACCAGCAGACGGTTTCCCACGTATCCTCCAATTGGGTGCTATGGAACTAATGCAGGACAATCTACCACCTTCAACTGCTGGATGGTCAAATGGCTTCACAGCAAACAAAGTGCTTGAATTGGTTCGCTTAGTTAAGCAACAGTTCAAGATCGCTCGTATGCCTGGTAATCCAGTCATCGTACTTGACAGCAATGGCGATGCCGCAACTGTAAGCGCAAGCGTACAGAGTGGTTCTTCATTGACTCGTCTATTAGGCGAACTCACAGGTGGTGCTGTATCACAAGCAGGCGGTTCAAACCTATCTGCACTCGGTAACGAATTGCTATCAACTGGTAAGATTGAATCTGTATATGGCTGTATGGTCATGTTCACTACATTCTTGACTAGTGCAAATCGTGTCTTCTTAGGTCAGCAATCAGCCAGCCCATGCTTAGTCGGTGCATACATCGGCGACAGCGCAGTATTCACAGTACTAAAAGAAGGCTTGCAGATCAAGACTGGTGAAGTCCCAGGTGGCTTACAGATGTGGTTGACTGGTGTCGGATACTTCGGTTCTGGCGTCGGTGACCTTCGTCGTGGCGGCGCAATTAACATCCTTCAGGCACCGTAATTTAGGAGATTAGATAATGTCAGTACCATATCAGCGAATCAGTAATGCTACAGTAAAAGATATAATCTTTTATGATCCTGCCGCTGAACGCCGTGCTGCCCAGATGCAAGTCAATTGGGATGACTACTTCCATGTAGGCTCACAAGAGATATTGTATCAGATGGAGTTCGGTTGGTGGCAGAAGTATTGTGATACTGTTATTGGTGCTTATTATTATACTAACCTTCCTAATGGACAATTGATTTCGTCATTCAATCCAAATCTATTGATCAAGAATGATCAGACTTTAATTCGATTAGACACGTTCAAGGCGGTCGAGGTATTTTACGAAAGTATAGTAACCGACCCCTCGAACGTGAACGATGTGGATAAAGCAAACTATGATCATGCTACTCGTAGATATATGGCTGAATGGCAGAAAGCAATACAGTTGATGAACTGGTATAATCTATTCCAAGATGCTCCAGAAGGTCCAACTACCAAGTTGGAAGAGAATTGGACTGCGGATGTGGATTACTTCAACAATGATCGTAGGTACTTTTGATGTCTAGTCCTTATATCACCAAAGATGAGATATATGATTATCTCTATGCTGTGTGTTCAAAATTGAACCCACCCGTAGATGTACTCAAGACATATCCAAGTCAAGGTGATCAAGTAGCATATGGTGTCTATTTGAATGGTATAAACGCCACTAATAGAACGCCATATAAACTCGGCTTACAGCCATGCGGTAGCATCTATACTGTTACTGATGAATTCTATCTGATGTTCGTCAGTTTCCAGAATGATCCTAACGCACCTGCAGTAGTCGAGGCTATAATGACTATGATAGAAGATAGTGAACTATGGTCAGGATATCATGAAGTTGATTTCACAAACTCAGTCACGTTCGGCTCGAGGAATAAGATTAGAACTTATGTCATCAGCGCCAAGAGGGTCAATTTTAATATAACTGCCACTAACTAAAGGAGAAATCACAATGGCAAGAATCACAGTTAACGAGACAGGTACTAACCCATTAGTATTATTGTCAACAACTATAGGTAACACTACACAGTTGCAAGACGGTAATATTACTGCGGCTAACGTACTTAGCGTAACTTGCTTGCAGGATATCACCATCACATCAAGCACTGGCATATTCAGTTATGTGGACTTCTGTTCTAAAGACGTAAATAAGGTTACTACACCAGCGGACAACGAAATTAGCATGAACATCGTCATCGATCCAACTGCTTATTTCGGAGCAAACATCGCTGCCCCAGGTGCTAGCAACCAAGGTATTGCAAGTCTTTCACAGAACAAAGTTCCAGTACAGTTCTTGGTCGTATGGAACTATAATGCAAACATCGCAAACGTTACTGGTGGAAACATCCAGTCACTAAGCAATGTGTATTACAGTTCAGGAACAGGTTACATCAGTAGCCTCGCTCCAACAGCCGCACCAGATGCACCGGTGTTCGTAACACCGATCAGCATCGCGGTAGATGGTACGATGTACTCAAGACAAAGTTAATCTAGCGATAGATATGAAGGGGGTGGCAACACCCTCTTCATTTGTTAATCAATGAAGGTGTATAATGAATGACGCAAACAACACATGGCTAAACACTACTGAAGAGAAACTTCGTAGCCTCATAGCCGATGAAGCAAAACTATTACCCATGCTCACCAACATGGAACACACCATAAGACAGATGAAAGCAAAGCAAGCATTTCGCCTCGCATTGCTCAATCAACTTTTGGAAGAAGAATACGATAAATATAGTGGGAACTAATTAATTCATAAGGAGAAAATAAATGAATATCAAAGAATTCGCACACAAACAAGAGTTAGTCAAGGTCACAATCGATGACGCTGAGATAGTTGAGAAGTATGGCGAGCCCATAACTTTTTACACACACAACGTAGTTAAACTCACTACTTACTTTGACTTTTTCAATGCACGTTCAAACAATCAATATAGTCAACTCGACTTGATGATGAAGAACATGATATTGGATGAGAATGGTCTTAAAGTATTAGAACCAGATGAGGATCTACCGATCGATATCGCGGCAGCAGCCATCAATAAGATTGGAGAAATCTTGGGAAAATCACCCAGCAAGACATCGACACAAAAAGTTGGGAAACAGCAAAAATGATAACCATAGGTAGATTGGCAGAAAAATATGGTGTCTTACCTCACGTGGTAAGAGACGATGCCGATTCCTATGATTTCATGATTTACGATGTTCTTGCTACATACGACCAATATATGGAGCAGAAAAAGAGTGGTAAGTTGATCGATGGTAAGTTATATGGCTTGACTACCGAAGAGATGATGAGACTTAAGGATCTAGGTAAAAATGGCCAGTAATTGCGTCAATAGGTTAAACAAAGTATTAGATACTTTGAATGAACAAAAAGTTACGAATCATGCATATAAGACATTCGTGAAGAATACACCTATCCGTAGCGGTAACGCAAGACGCAAGACTAGATTACAAGGCAATACAATCAATGCCGCATATCCTTATGCTCAACGATTAGAAGAAGGCTATAGCAAACAAGCACCTAAAGGTATGACTGAACCTACCATAGATGAAGTGCGCAAATATGTCTATAATAAATTGGGAGTTAAGATATAATGGCTACCATTGACCAATATAAAATAAAGATTGATGTAGAAGGCGCACAGGCAGTAGATAGACTAAAAAATAGTCTAGGTGGTCTTGGTACTGTCATCGCAGGTATAGGCTTTGGTGCATTCGTCACTAGCGTACTAAAAATGGCAGATGCGGTTACTGATCTTGCCGCAGCCACAGGTCTAGCAGTAGGAGATATCGCCGCATTTGGTGGTGCATTACAACAAGCAGGTGGTAATGCAGAAGATGCAAGCAAGATGATCGCTGCCTTCTTCAATCAGATCGATAAAGCAGCCAGTGGCAATGAACAAGCACAAAAAGCATTAGAACGTGTTGGTATATCATTTGAAGATTTAGGTAAATTAAGCGAGAGAGACTTACTTGCCAAAGCATTAAAAAGTTTACAAGAGATGGGCCCCGGCGCTGAGAGAACAGCGGCGGGTATGGAAGTGCTTGGTAAAGCCTTTAGAAATATCGATCCTAAAGTATTAGAAGAAGCATTTAGAACAGGCGATTTTAGCAAAGCAGAAGAAGCATTAAAGAAGATGGGTGATCTTGCCGATAAGATGGCAGGTAATTTCCATACATTACAGATCGCAGGTGCACAAGTCTTTAGCGATCTTGCAAAAGCATTAGAACCATTCATAGGTAAAGTAGAAGAAGGTCGCTTGACATTAGAGCAAGCAGAGAAAATAATTAAAGCAGTAGGTATAGCGATTGGCATAGCGTTTGCGATTAAAACTGTTGCTACTATTGTTGAGATTGTTAGTGCAGTAGGATTATTGACTAAGGCATTAAAGGGCACAGTCATCGTACAGACTGCATTAACTGCATTGAGTGGACCTAAGGGTTGGGCTATGATCGCTGCCGGTGCAGCCGCTGCCGCTGGTGCAGTATATGCATTGAATAAAGCATTAGGCGATACGAATGACGAGATCGCTCAAGCGGTGAGTCAGAAACCAGAACCACAAAAACCAGAAGGTCCTGCACGTAAGACACAATTCTATAGCGATGAAGAATTAAAGGCACGCAAGCAAGCATTGATTGCTGCCCAAGAAACTACTAAATTAATAGCCAAACAAAATTCAGAAGCCAACAAATATCAACAGATTATAACAAGCACAGTTGGTATGTTGGATGAACAAGCAGCCAGAATCAAACTAAATGCAGAAGTTGATCGTGATGCAGCCAATCAAAAAGCCGCAATATTAAAACAGATTGAGCAAGAAGAAAATAAAGGTCGTGATAGAAATCAAGGTTTGATTGATGAGTATAAAAAACAATTAATATTGATCGATCAACAAGCACAAGCCAAAAAGATATTAGGCGCGGCAGATTTGACTGCATTAGAAATCGAAAGACAACGCAAAGATTTAATCGCACAGAATACTGAAAAGACTAAGATGCAGATCAACGATGCTGCCACTCTTAGCGAGGCAGAATTACAAAGACAGGTCATTGCAGGACAGATCACAGAGCAACAAAAGAAAGATTATACAGATTACATAAAGATAGCAACAGATGGCGCTAAGAACCTTGCCGATCTACAAAAACAATTGGATCAATCAACTAGCCAGATTGAAAAAAACAATATCAGAGCATTGATGGATCTAGAGGCAGAGCGCACAGCAAAAGCCATAGAATTGAAGAAGCAAGAGATACAACAGCGTGAAGAATTAGAACAGAGTTATCAAGCAGGCGTAGTTAAAGCATTAGAAAAAATCGCTGATCAATATAAACCAATCAATATGGCACAAGAAGCCATAGGTAAAGGTTGGAGCAGAATATCTGATGCCATAGATACATTTGTTGATACGGGTAAATTTAAGTTTAGTGATTTCGCACGTAGCGTTATAGCCGATCTTGCTAAGATGATCGCAAAGGCTGCTATATTCCAAGCCATATCAGCGACATTAGGTTTCTTTGGACTAAAAGTACCTGGCTTGGCAGAAGGTGGTCCTGTCAAACAAGGTCAACCATATGTCGTCGGTGAGAAGGGTCCTGAACTATTCATACCTAAATCAGCAGGTGATATCATACCAAATAAAGATATGGCTAAACCTAGCATGGCTATGAGTTCGGATAGAGGCTCTACTAATGCACCGATCACTAATAATTATAACACTTATAACATCAACGCACTTGATGCTAAGTCAGTCGCACAACTATTCGCAGAAAATCGCAGAGCGATATTTGGAGCAAACAAGATGGCAGAGCGTGAGATGAGTTACGCAGGAGTAAGATAATGGCAGGTTTACAGACAATCATAGACAAAGCAAATGGTTTAGTGATAGATCGCAGAAAAGTCGTAGGCGTGCAGATCACTCGCAACGAGATACCACGCACAAGTTTGACGCCAACTAAACAGCCATGGCGTTTCAAGATCACAGTACCAAGTGGATTGAGATATTATAACAATCGTGATTTATTAGAAGAATTAGATAGATTAGATCGTTATCAACCACAGATCGTTAGTTTTGGTAGCAACACTTGCATCAATTGGATATTCAGATATCAAGGTGCATTGAGCGCAGGTCAGATCAATGCCATGAGCGTATTAGATTTCACAGGCAATCAACTAGAGATCGATGTATCAGGCGTTTCAGTCAATAGTAATACTGTCATCTTTAGACCAAATGATTTGATACAGATAGGTGCATATACATATCCATTCACAAGCACTACTACTGTGACAAGAGGTACAGGTGGTAGCATCATAGTGACCACAAACAGACCAAACATCATATCAAGTTCAGTATTAGGTGCGGGCTTGACAGTTGGTAGCGATTGTGATTTTTATATGTTCTGTCCAAACATGCCTACATATAAATTGATACCTGGCGGATATGTTCCCGGCACAGGTACGACTACATTAAATAATGCATTGATTGAGTTTAGTGATGACTTTGAATTTTATGAATGGGTAGGTACAGCATGACACAGATAATACCAGAAGTCGGCCCTAATGTCACGCAGATCAATAATGCTGAATTTATTAAGTTAACTATATTCAATGAATATGGTAATACCAGCAACACGACTATATTGACATTCAGTAGTTCTTATAAAGAAGAAACTATAGGTAATGTCGTATATGATCCATTAGGTGGCTTGCTTAGTGTAGGTTCACAGAATCGTAACCTACGTGCTACATCAGGTGAGACAACTATTGCATTATCAGGTATAGATGGCAACAATATCTATAATGTGTTAGCCACAAACATACGTGGTAGCGAAGTAGAGATCATACGTGGTTTCTATGATAATAATTATGTATTACAAAATACATATCCAAGATTCAGAGGTATCATAACTAGTTATGGTATCAGCGAAGACCGTGAAGGTACTACAGACAATTTTACTGTTAGCGTAAGCGCAAGTAGTTATAAGACTATCTTAGAAAATCGCATAGCAGGTCGAAAGACTAATAAAGAGAGTTGGAGATTCTTTGATAGCAACGATAGTAGCATGGATCAGGTCTATGCATTATCCGGCGTCAGTTTCGATTTCGGTATAGATCCGAAAACAAAAACAACTGTGCCAGGAGGCGGCGGCTTCCCACCAGGTGGTGGTGGAGGTGGCGGACGACCAGGTCCGGGCGGAGATGGAAATACTTACGAACCATGATTATAAGACCTGCAAACAAATTCGATCTACCATATTTCATCGATTTGATACATCGTATCAATGACAACGATGAATTGGGCGATATCGTGTGTGCTGAGTTAGATGACAAACATCTAAACAGCATATTTGCTAGCGTGTTAGCAGGCGCAGGATTATGTTTCGTGGCAGAAAGCGATACAAAAGTTGGCATGATATTAGGCGTGATCAGTCCTAATATGTGGCAACCAAGTTACTTATTCATACATCAGGTGTTATATTATGTGGAAGAAGATTACAGAGGTACTAGAGCAGGTTATCTGCTTTTTAAAGAATATGATAAAGCGTGTCAAAAACTCGTAGATGAGAAACGCATACACCACGTGACATTGACTGCGCCAAGGACATTTATAGACATGGATTTCGAAAGATTCGATTATGAATTGAGTGAAAAAACATGGATCAAAAAAGGTATGAGACATGAGTAAAGTCGTCAAAGCATTAGTAGCAGTAGCCGCAGTTGTAGCCGCTGTAGTATTCACAGGCGGTACCGCTTTAAGCGCAGTAGCATCAACGATTGGTCGCTCATTAGTCACAGCAGCCATAAGCATAGGCATAAGCAGATTGATAGCCAAAAGAGCAAGCGTGCCTGGCGATAGTGGTGGCGATGGTGGCGCAAGAATACAGTTGCCTCCTGCTACAACAAACAAATTACCTGTAGTATATGGTACTAGTTTTATAGGTGGCCCTATCACAGATGCCATGATCAGCGCAGACCAAAAGACTATGTGGTATGTTGTTGCATTGGCAGAAGTCTCTGACAATCAAGGTGGCGGTGGCGGTAGTTACACATACGACACAAGCAAGATTTATTATGATGGCAAGTTAGTGCAGTTTGGTACTAATGGTGCTGTCACAGGACTGATAACAAACAATGCCGCACCAGGCGTTGCACAAGTAGATACAAGAGTCAATGGATTCTTGAATATATACCTATTCACTAATGGTAGCAGTTCAGGTATCAACACAGGTGGACAGACTGCCGCACAGATATTGAGCGTTGCTAATGGAGTACCTGCAAATCATGCATGGGGCCCAAATCAGACTATGACTAATTGCGCATTCGCAATCATCAAAGTCAGATATAGCACAGACGCAGGTACTACAAGCGCAGGTGGATTGTTAGTCAATATCACAAACAGCATCACTAAGCCAGGTGATGCTATACTTGACTATATGTTGAATGACCGCTATGGTTGCGCATTACCTATAGATTTGATTGATACTGCTAGCCTCACAGCATTAAATGGCTATAGCGATGAACTGATCGATTACATACCTGCTGATGGTAACACTACACCACCATTACCACAGCAAGCAAGATATCGCATCAATGGACCTGTCAATACAGCAGATAATTGCTTGAGCAATCTACAATATCTTGTAGATAGTTGCGATAGTTGGTTACAATATAGCGAACTCACAGGCAAGTGGCGTGTAGTCATCAATAAATTATATACTGGATATCCAAATATCAACAATCTATATTTGGTAGATAGCAGTAATCTGATTGGCGGTATAGAAGTCAGCCCAATCGATCTAAACGAGACATTCAATCAAGTAGAAGTCGCATATCCAAACACGAATATCAAGGATCAGACAGATTATCAGATCATAGATTTGTTCGTAGAAGATCCACAGTTGTTGAGTCCTAACGAAGCAGTCAACAAACTAAACATCACATTACCATATGTGAACAACGCAGTACAAGCAAAATATCTAGCACAACGTAGATTGTATCAGAGCCGCGAAGATTTAGTCATAGCATTTAAATTAGATTTTAGTGGTATACAATTAGAAGCAGGCGATGTCATACGTGTCACACATGAAGTATATGGTTGGACTAACAAATTGTTCCGTGTCAATGCTGTAGCAGAGACAAAAGATGAGAATGGTAATCTGTTTGCTGACATACAAGCATTTGAATATAATGATGGCATCTATGCAGATGTCATACAAGATTACATACCTGCGTTCAACACGGGCTTGAAAGACCCTAACGTGATCAGTCAACCTGGCACGCCAACATTTGCACCTAGCACTACAGGTGAAGGACAGATATCAAGTTTCGATGTGACTAGTTATGTACCACAAGATGGTCTTGTGTTATTGATGGACTTCAACTATGGTAATACAAGCAATGTATTAGAGCATAGATTATATCGCACAGTACAGCAAAGTAACGGCGCACCATATATCAACAGCAGTAATGTTGGCGGTAATTCACAAGTATTGAATAATGTCAGCATAAATGTGAATGATTTCAAAGCAGGTAATTATTATTGGTCTGTAACAGCAAGAAACAATACATCAGGTAGACGCAGTAATAGTAGCGCATTGTTTAATTGGTTAGGTGCTAACATCACGCCACCTATAAATTATTCAGGATGTAATGCAGTAAGCGTAGGTAATCTAATCACAAGTGATGCTATAGCGAATTTAACTGTTGGTAGTAATCTTATCATAACATCAGGCAATGGTGCTTTTGCAGCCAATACTTATGTCACAAGTGTCATTAGCAATACTCAATTCACAGTATCATCAGTACCAACTACGCCATTGAGCAATGCATGTATAACTGCACAGAATGGTGGTGTCAGCGGTAACAATGTGCGTAGCAACACCATAACTAGCAATAACATGACTAAGACAGGCGTTGTCGCAGGATGTTATACAAGTCCAGGTAATGTTTGTGTTGATGATGCAGGTCGTATAACATTTATAGCCAATGGCACTGGTGGTGGTGGAGGTGTAGGTGTTAGAATAAACAACGTTGCTATTTGTAGTGCTAATACACTTAATTTCACAGGATCTGTCGTAGGAGGTTGTGCTAATGGTATAGCCACTATTCAAGTTTTAGGTAGCGGTGGCGGTGGTGGATCGCAAACACGTTATGGTGGAGTATCTAGTAATGTTTGGACAACCGTATTACGAAGTTATTCGGATACTTTAAATATCGTAGGCGGTCGTGAATTTTATTGTAATGCAAATATCGGTGTACTAAGCCAGCCATGGACATTTAATGGAGATGATGATCCTTATTATAATCAAACTGCTACTACTGGAGCGGGATTCCTAGAAAATAGTTCAGCATTTAATAGATTTTCACCTTTAGGTGCAGCCTTTCAACAAGTTGGATTTTTTTGTAGCAATACCTACGTAGGTGATGGAAAACAAGGCTGGGTCGGTGTTTTGCGTTCATCAACATTTAGTAGCGCAGTTAACTATGTACACAAGTATACCGCAACTGTGCAATTAATTGCACCAACAAATATAGATGTACAAATAGCGCCGGGTATAGGTTTAAATTTTACTGCAAATAATAATATTAAAGGCAGTTATGTCGATTTTACAAGCGTGCATAATTTAAGTTTGCAAGCAAATAAACCAACTATTTTTACAATAACTTATACAAGAAACGCACAAAATTTAAATTATATTTTTACTCCAGCCACTTGTTATATTGGAGAATTAATTTTATATGTAAGAAATCTTGGATCAGGGGCATTGTACGTACCAACTGGACATATGCTAACCTTCCCAGCATAAATATTATATAGGAATAGAGAACATGAGTTTATTACTAAACGGATCAAAAACAGTCACAATCGCTGGCACAGAGATGCAATGTATAGAGATATACACAGGCGAGAGTTATACATTACCATTAGCGTTTGTCGATAATGTAGGCAATCCAATCAATTGCACATTACCAAACGCATGGGCATTAAGCACAAGTGCTAAATTCTATACTTGTACCGATATCACATACAGCGGCGATACTGCTGTGTTAGGCAATCTAGATTTAAACACGCCCCAACCAAGCACAGGCGCAGGTACATATAGCGCAAATTTAGTGGCTGCATTCACTAATGCCAATCAAGGCAAAGGATATCTATATATACCTAGCAATTTGACAGGTGGTACAGGTAGCCCTAACCCTACACCAACTATCGTGCCTCCTGCACAGAATACAGCGGCACCAAGCACCGTAGTTGTTGTCACATTACAAGTCAGCAGACAAAGTGCGAGCAATCCTGCATTAGCAGATGTCAATAAAGAACCTATCGGTATGATTGTGAGATATCAATAATGAGCGATATAAATTTGGAAATCACTCCAAATGTATCTACAACTGTTATAACTGTAGATCAAAACACTATACAGGTCACACCTAGTGCTATCGATCTTACATTTAGCACAGGTGGTATCATAGGTGCTACTGGAGCGACAGGCCCTATAGGGGCTAGCGGTGCTACAGGACCCAGCGGCGGCCCTACAGGTGCTACTGGTATAACAGGTGCAACTGGTGCTACAGGTATTTCTATACCTGGAGGCAGTAATACTCAAGTTCAATTCAATGATAATAGTCTTTTTGGTGGCACAGCAAATTTAACATTCAATAAATCTACAAATAACCTTGCGTTAGCAGGCAATATGTTATTGACTGTTGGAAGTTATTATGGTAATGGTAATACTTTAAACAGCATAAATGGTAGCAATGTTACAGGTCAAGTAGCCAATGCGTTAATAGCCGGAACAGTTTATACAAACGCACAACCAAACATAACAAGTGTTGGTAATTTGACAGGTCTAAACGTTAATGGTAACGTGACCGTGACTACCGGCAGATATGTAGGTAATGGTAGTGGATTAACAAATATACCTGGTGGTAATGTCACAAGTCAAGTACCAAACGCATTAGTTGCTGGTACAGTTTATACAAACGCACAACCAAATATCACAAGCGTTGGAGCATTAAACTCATTGACTGTAGTTGGTACTGTAACTGCAGGTGCATTTAGTACAAACACTGGTAGTTATACTTCTATTAATGGTAGTGTTTTTGCCAACAATGGTACTGTTAGGGGTAATTTGTTAACAGGTACATTGACTACCGCGGCTCAACCAAATATAACAAGTGTTGGTAATCTGACAGGCGTGACTTTAGCACCTAATGCTGATATCGTAATGAGTGGTATAGATTCTACTATATCAGGTGCTAATCTAATTGCAGGCAATCTTTTTGCAGGAACATTGACCACTCCTGCACAACCAAACATAACAAGTGTTGGTAATTTGACAGCATTAGTAGTGATTGGAAACGCTAGTGCCGGTAATTTTATTGGTACATTAGCCAATGGTAATAGTAGTATAAGCATTCCTGTAGTTAATGGAAACATCAATATTAGTGCTACTGGTTCTCCTAATGAATTAGTAATAACAAGTACAGGAGTGAACATCACAGGCACATTAAATGTTACAAGCACATTAAATGCCACAGGTAATGCCAACGTTGGTAATTTAGGCACAGCACAAGTATTAGCAAGCGCCAATATCACAACACCTCAATTCATTTCCAACATCGCTACAGGAACTAGTCCATTAATTGTAAATTCAACTACTCCAGTAGCAAATCTAGGAGTTGAGACTGCAGGTACTGTACGAAATGCCGCGCAACCAAATATCACAAGCGTTGGTAATCTAACAAGTTTAACTGTTCTTGGTAATATTAATGCAAATAATTTTAGTTCTAACCTGTTAACAGGCACATTAACAACAGCCAATCAACCAAATATAACAAATGTTGGAACATTAGGTAATCTATCTGTAAGTGGTAATATAGATTGCGGTGTATATCAGAACAGCGTCAGCAATATTAAAATAACAAGTACTGCTATAACATTTAGTGCCAATAATACTGCAAACTTAGGTTATTTTGATTATCTATCTGGTTTTTTTGCAAATAATGCAAGTTTCAATGCATTACAATTAAATTCAAATAGAGTAGCATTAGGTAGTCAAGCAGTTGTAAGTGCAGTTGGCGCAGGTGTTAATACCGGTGTAGCCATAGGACAACAATCTAAATATCAGACAGGTAATTTAGGTAGTGATACTATCGCTATAGGTGCCTCATCACAATCTGGTATAACTGCCAATATTGGCTCACAAAGTATTGCGATCGGCGTAAGAGCCGCACAAAGTAGCACACAATATGCAAATAGTATTGCTATAGGTGCTGAAGCAGGTAGAGCAGGATTAGGTGTAAGCAGTATCGCAATAGGTACTGGAGCGGCTTATGGCGCAAATGCAACAGCAAATAACACGATTGTTATCAATGCTACAGGTGCAAATTTAGAAGGTACTACAGCAAATGCGTTGTATATCAAGCCTGTGCGTAGAGTAACATCAACAACAGGTTTATGGCAAATATATTACGATCCAACAACAGGGGAACTCGTTTATTATCAACCATAATAAATATAATATAACACCCTAGACTTGCGAGACAGCACACTAGGGTAATAATGCGAGGCAGCAGAGATGGCAAAATTTAGTCAAAACACCCTCAATCAAGTTGGGGGATTCGATGGTCAGGTTCTTGCACAAGAACTTGTCTATAATCAAAAAGCGTTCTGGAACCTTAATTGGGCTACCATCACGCAATATATCAGCGGTTGGCAGACAGGCACTACACCTATCAATCTAACAGGCGCAACGATCTCAGCAGAAATCATACGCAGATCGATAACCAATTTTAGAAATAGTCGCACAGGATATGATTTCATCATCCGCGACTATCCATTAGTCAGCAAGATAACAACAATAACAAACACAGAAGTCGGTACAAATCATTTCACATGCACAAGCACAAGTGAATTATTCATTGGTATGCCAGTACAGTTTCGTGGATCGGTATTTGGTGGTGTAGCGATCAACACCACATACTATGTCAAAGATATCATAGATGATAATGTTTTCACTATAAGCGATACTAGAGGTAATGCACCAAATTATACTCCAGGTACTGTTTATGCATTGACTACAGCAGGCGGCAGTATGACTATGAATCGCATAGAACCATTGCCCATATCTTTAGGTATCACAAATCGTGATAATCTAGCAGGTAATTTTACAGTAGTCATAGATGAAGAACAATGGGCAACTATAGGTCGTGATAATCTACAAGTCACATATTCAGGACTGCCAGGTGATCCTGATCTTGATATCAATGCTACTGACCCTGCATGTTTCACAGGACGAATAAAGATAAGTTTTCCAGCAACATTGACACAGCCAGCCTACGATGTGTTAGTTTTCATGCTGTTCCTCGTAGCAAGCGATGGAGTGTATAACTAAAATGCCAACACAATTAACAGTCACTACGGGAAACGCACAACAACTAAATGTCACAAATAGTTCGGGTGCGATACAACTAACAATCGACACAGCGGCGCAAGGACAAACAGGTGCTACTGGTCCTACTGGTGCTACTGGCCCAGGAGGCGGACCAACTGGTCCTACTGGTGCTACAGGTATTGTTGGGCCAACAGGTCCACAAGGTAGCACGGGCCCATTAGGACCCACTGGTGCGACAGGACCACAAGGACCTCCCGGACCAGCAAGCACACAAGGTGCAACAGGTAGCACAGGTCCACAAGGCGCTACTGGCGATACTGGCGCTACAGGTATACAAGGACCTCAAGGCGCTACTGGTGTTCAAGGTAGCACAGGTCCGCAAGGCGATACCGGTGCTACAGGTATACAAGGACCGATAGGTGCTACCGGACCACAAGGAATACAAGGTGCGACAGGCGTGCCAGGCGCTACCGGCACACAAGGTAGTACAGGTGTTACAGGTGCCACTGGCGTAGCAGGTCCTACGGGCGCAACAGGTATTCAAGGTGATGCAGGTGCTACAGGTGTACAGGGCGCTACAGGACTAACAGGAGCCACAGGAGTCGCAGGAGCAACAGGTCTAACTGGCGCAACTGGTGTGCAGGGACCTCAAGGTATTCAAGGCGCACAAGGAGCCACTGGACTCACAGGCGCAACAGGCATACAAGGAGCCACTGGACTAACAGGTGCGACAGGCTTGCAAGGTGCGACTGGTCTAACAGGTGCCACTGGCGTATTCGGTGGATCATTGACTAGTAATTTAGATGCCAATGGTTTTAACATATCTAATGCAAATGTCATTACTGCAAATTCATTTATTGGTAGTATAGGAAATGCACAAACAGCAAATACGATTAGAGTATTAGGCAGCACTGGTCTAGCAGATGTTGCGATGTACCCATTGTTTACTGGTGCTACGGGTACGCAACCGGTTTACATCGATAATGAAGGTCAAACATTACAATATAATCCTGTCACAGGACAATTAGCAGGCAATCGTTTATATTTCAGTCAATGGGATTATGATGGTGCATTGATCACAGGTAATGCTAATGTTTTCATAGTAAAAAATAACAACGTCAACACATTATCAGTCAGCAATACAGTATCCAATCTACAACAAGGTAATCTGATTGTCAATAATGGTAACATCACATTAGCCAACACAAATAAACAATATATCGGTAACGCAGGTGGATTGACAAACATACCAACTGCAAACTTGCAAGGCGTAGATGGTAACACAAGCAATATACTTTATGGTAATGGTGTATTCGCAACAGCATCAGGCGCACAAGGCGCAACAGGTCCCCAAGGTGCTACTGGCCCACAAGGAGCAACCGGAGTCACAGGGGCTACCGGACAAACAGGACCGACAGGTCCACAGGGCGCTACAGGACTTACAGGTGCTACAGGACTTACAGGTGCTACTGGCGTTCAAGGAGCAACTGGTCAGACAGGTGCTACTGGACCAGTAGCAGGCGCTAACACTAATATCATTTATAATGATGCAGGTAATGCCGCAGGTAGCAATGCATTCACGTTTAATAATACAAGCAATACTGTAACAGTAAATGGTACTGCTAATATAGGCATAATCAATGTTAGCGCAGGTAATGCTAATATCCCTAACATGAGTTTCAATGGTAATGGTATAAGTTTCAATGCATATAATGGCGTGAGAAATTATTATCAAGTAACCAATGTACAAAATAATCTTTCGTTGTCAAATACATTGACTACAGTTGGTCCCGGCGATTCGGGTAATGGTGTCCCATTAGTGATGCAACATGATTATTATGTATTCGATCCTGCTAGAAGTAATTACTATAGAACATTCCAGACTGAATTGTATTGCACGGATCCAACATTTGGAACTGCGCCTGGTTCTATCTACACGATGAGAACTGCTAGCGTAGACCAAGATGTTCCTGGAACTGAAACACAATTTAGTTTACAGGGCGGTGGTATCAATCTACTAGTAGGTGATGTATCAAGTAATCCTGCAACATCAACATTCTTATATGGTGATGGCAACGCAAACAGTATTGGATTAAGATTCATCCGTGGTCGTGGTAATGGCGCGGCACGCTTGAGTCTGCAACCAGGTGATTATATAGCAAACGTTGAATGGCGCGGTCGTCGTGGTAGCGGACAGATAACAAATCGTTGGCCAAAGATAGCACCAAGAGTCGATAGTACATATGTTGCTAACAGCACTAACATGCCAGTGGGCTTTGAGTTCATCGTATGTAATAGTTCAGCAAACATCACACATAATATGTTTGCCAACGGTACTGTAGAGTTTGCCAATATCGTCAATGTCGGTGCGAATTTAAATGTCACAGGTACTAGCAACTTAGGTTCAAATGCCAATGTCAAGATCACAGGCGGTAATAGTGGTCAAGTATTAAGCACAGATGGCGCAGGCAATTTAAGTTGGGCAAATGCTGGTAGCGGCGGTACACCTGGTGGTAACACAACTGAGATACAGTTCAACAATGCAGGTAATTTTGCCGGTAGCAACGCATTCACATTTGATAACGCAAACAGCACAGCAAATGTTTATAAATTAAACATCAATGATAATGTTGCTACTGATACTAAGTTCCAATTCAATGGTAATGGTATATATGTAAACACTACATTAGGTAATAAAGCATTCAACTCAATAATGACTGTTGAAGCAAATAATACTGACCTAGTACCATTAAGCGATCCATTAGTGTTATTCAGTAATGTCAGTTTTGATCCTAATATAGGTGGTTTCTCTGCTAATACTAGAAACTTCTATGTCAGCAATACCGGCGTCACTATGCCTATCATGTGGGAAAACTTCTTTGTCAACGAAGTCAATCCTGCTTTGAAAGCCACACCGGTAGCAAGTTATACATTCAATTATTTTGGTGATGGTAGTGATCTAGCAAATGGTACATTAGCCACAGCGGCATCATTTAGTCTTAGTAGCGGTGGAATGGCCCAATCGATTGCATATCCAACATTGAATAACAACACTCCAATCATAAGTGCATTCAGTTATGGTGCAGTAAACGATCCAACTAACAGCGTAGGTCTAAGATTCACACGCCGTCGTGGTAATGGTGCGGCAAGATTAAGTTCACAACCAAACGATTATCTAGGTAACATAGAATGGCGTGGTGCTAGAGGCGGTGGTGCTACACCTACAGGTAATAGATTTGCTAAGATCGGTGCCAAAGTCGATAGCAGTTATGTAGCAAATGCATCTACACAAGCAGTTGGCATAGAGATGGTAGTTGTCAACACTACTGCTAATATCACACATAGTTTCTTCAGCAATGGTACTGTTGCATTTGCTAATATAGTCAACGTTGGCGCAAATCTAAACGTCACAGGCACAAGCAATCTTGGCAGTAATGGCAATGTCATTATAACAGGTGGTACTAGTGGTCAAGTATTAAGCACTAATGGTAGCGGTGCATTGAGTTGGGTCAGCCCACAGAGTGGTGCTACTGGACCTACAGGTGCTACAGGACCACAAGGTGCTACGGGAGATACTGGCGCAACTGGCTTGACAGGTGCTACTGGACCTGATGGAGCGACAGGCCCTATCGGTGCTACAGGTCCAGTAGGTGCTACAGGAGCATTTAGTGGTACATTCACAAGCAATGTCGATGCTAATGGTTGGTCATTAAGTAATGCTGGCATTGTATCTGCGGCATACTTTAGTGGTGATGGCTCAAATCTCAGTAATGTAAATGCTAATACTGTTAATATCAGCATCGCTAATATCATCAGCAATAATGAGTTATATCTAACATATACATCAAGTAATGGTAATGCTAAAACATTAGAGATAGATGATCTTGGTAATCCATTGAGTTATATTCCTTTCACAGGAACTTTGAAAACAACTGAACTACAAGTATATAATACCATATCAGGATTCAATGGATCTAACATAATATTCCAAGTTGGTGGCAACACTATCAACATGTCTACTAATGGTGCAGCCAATGTATTAGTGTTGAGTAATTCTGTTGCAAACATGTATCAATTAGAAGTTGATACTAATCGTTTGACCACATTAAACGATAATGGAGATACTGGTTATAGATCCATATGGATACAAAACTATAACAATAGTAATACGAGCATAAGACCAGTACATTTCTATCGTAGTAGAGGTAATCTTGCAAGTCCACAAAGTGTACAAGCAGGTGATGATGTATTAGAAATCAGCAGTTATGTTCATGCTAATGGTGCTAATGTATTGATAGCAGGTTACACGACTGATGTATTGAACATCACTGGTAATACTGTCAACACATTGACTATATTCAATGGTCCTCCAGGCAATGCAAGTACATGGGGCAATAGTGAGTTCCGTGTAGAATATGGTACTGCCAATATCGCTGGTGGCGCATTAAAGGTATACAATAGTAGTGGTAACATAGATGTTGTAGGTCAAATCAACTACAACAAGACATTTGGTGCGTTCTATAATCCAAATAGCATAGCGACAACTGCTAACACAGTTGCTAACCTCAATCTACCAAATACATATAGTGCTAATGGTGTCAGCATTGTCAGCAACAATCAAATCACAATAGCAAGAGCAGGTACTTATAACATACAGATGAGCCTACAATTGACTAATAGTGATAATGCTAATGAACATGATTTTGATGTATGGTTCGCAAAAAATGGTACTGATGTAGCACTTTCAGCGACACAATATACTGTGATCAAAAACAATGGTAAGAATGTTGTAGCGTTGAATTTCGTAGACACGGCTGCGGCAAACGATTATTATCAGATACGCTATGCCGCAACAAGTGCTAATGTCACATTGGAAGCATTTGGTAATATATCAACACCATATACTAGACCAGCGATACCAAGTGCTATAGTGACTATAGTACCAGTAGGCGCATAAGAGAATGGAAAAATGTCGATGCTAGAAACACTAACAGCGTTCATAAAAACATTACCAACTTGGCTTGGTGCAGTAGTCGAGGTAATGGTCGTAGCGATAATCTTTTTGACTGCTATGACCTTCCTCGCAGGAATATGGTGTGGTTTGCGTATAGTTGGTAAACGAGCCAATGCTATACAAAGTATAGAATTCTTTCCGCCCCGTATAATTTTCAAGGACTCAGATAAATAAACATGTAGGGTGTGCGTTTTCCATATGTTGAGTGCCAAAATCCGTCCTATTTTAGACTAAGCCATAGTCTATCCGTATAGCACACCCTACATCCTCAATACAAAAAGAAATGCCCGCTTTGTGCGATCTGCGGGCAGAGATCAGATAGCCTTGCAACATCTTTGAGAGATTCTCCTTGTTAAGGAAAGTCTTGGGGCTATTATGCACGTTGAAAAAGATGCTAGGTTTCAGCGCATACTACCTAGCGAGTATGGATGACCGAGGCTGAATTGGTCGCGCCTAAATTTATTGCCCGATTTGTGCGCCTTCGGTGCCGAGATTACAAATGATCAGCGGGGAATATAACAACATTGCTAAGAGTGCTGATCTAGATACACAATAATAATTATACAGATTTATATACCTATTGCAAATTATTTGGGTGCCTGCTTGCAATTATCAAAATGATATCTATTCATATTACCTTGATTTTTACTTTGAAATTTACAATAAGGACAAACAATCATTGGTTTTAGTTTCATTGTTTTTTTATATTTTTCTACCTGCTCTTTAGATTTTGGTACACCCTTCAATCTAGCAATTTTTGCTTCACGCACACCGGGCGCATATGCTGGATTGTTTGTTCCAATCATATCAGGTCTTTTGACTCCTTTTTTACCATTGCTAAGATTTTTGCGGTAATCCTTATCATTGGCTTTATTAATATTAGCCAAAACACGATTAGCATTAGTCTCATTTAGAGAATGCAATTTACTAGAATTGCGTATTTCATCTAACTTTTTTTGAATATCATTGGACATAATTAATATTCCACATGTCAAGATAATTATTAGGATATTTTTTAATGATCTTAGTTAATTTTTCAATCAAACTTAAATTTCGTTCTGTAACGTTTTTCCAATTATAAAAACACCAAGTTAAAATTTGTTCTTGTTGGGCTTGTGTCACAGATGGTAAAATCTTTTGACAAATTTGGCTATTAAGTGTAATATATGCCACATATCCCCAAAGTTCATCATCAGACATAGAAATTTCTTGATAATCTACACGCCTACGAATGGCATGCAAATCTGTTTGTACACTATGCTTTTTACTACCGCTAGGTAATGCATTGACTTCATTAATTGTAGGTAGGTGCCTATTAGTCAAAATCAAAAAACTTACATTATCTAAAGGTACCTCAAATCCTGCACGATTAGGATTTGTAAAATGTTGAATGGCTTCCCATTGCAATTCATTACAAAATGCTTTTAGACCCGTAGTAACCTTATTGTATTTTAATTTTTTAGTCTGATCGAACATCTTTTTGGTAGTATTCGTATTAGTATCTAAAAATAAAATATCACAATCATCTTGCACGATAAACAATGGCTTATTACAAGCAAGATAAACTGCTGTAGTAATATCAACAATGAAAGCAGGCATGCTAGGTGTACCTGCAAAAAATAATGGTTGATCCGTCATTGTTTGCATGAATTTTTCAGTTTCATAACTTTTACCCAATCCAGGGCAACTACTAATTATGACATTTTCACAATTATTAGTTAAACTTGATTGAATCAAATTTTTAAGTTTATTATGATGAAACGCACCTTTATTGATAAGGTTCATTTGGTCTACTGTAAATACTTGTGACATATCATTCTCCTAAATTATCAATTTCCCAACAAATTCTATCAATTACCCAATCATTACCGAATTCGGCTCCTACCCATTCTTTATGTACATTTTCTATAAATTGATTAAATTTATCCAATCCATAAAAAAATACATAATAAGATTTTTCTAAATATAGTTGACGTAAGAACCTATCACGGTCACGCCAAGTATTAAAATGTGGAATTTTAATATTCATGGGCAAGTATAAACATTGCCAGTAACATTGTCACGCCAGAAACCTGCACGGTTATTGTCGCACTTTGATTTCTGATTGGCTTTGCCTAATGCACCTGCTACTACACCCACAACTACGATAGTGCCAACTGCGGTCATGAGTTTGCGATTGTTATCGACCTCACTCACATCGACACCATTGACATTACCTATAGTAGCACAACCTGACAATGCTAAAACACATGATGTTATGACTAACTTTTTCATGACATTTCCATATACATAGCGAACTTGCTATACTGTCTATTATACGGATCTGTAGGATAATGTCAATAAAATAAAACCTAACAAAATCAACAACTTACGTGCGAGATACTGTAAGTTATTGATTTTAAACGACATTTTTGGGCATTTTATTGTAAATACCCGTTTTCTATTGCTTTTTGTTGTTTTCTCGCTACAATAGATAAATAAACATGCACTTTCAAAGAGTGCGCTTTTGACCTCCTAGACTATGGGCTTTTAGCGGAGCCCATAGTCATTCTTCGCTAAAGAATGGAGGCTAATGATTTATAGGAGGCAACAAATTATGTTTGTGAAAACATTGACGAAACAAGAAAAGAGATTGGTCGACAATTTTATCATCAAAGTTGTTGACGCAGGAAGCACCAATTCATTTAGTGTAGCATTGTTCAACAATGCAGTATGCAATACATTGCCCGCATTTCGTGCGGAAGAACTACTAAATGGCAAAGACAAAAAGACCATTGCATTCATCGACTATGTAAAAGATTTACAGAGAATGAAGCAAAGTGATAAATAACATTACATTGATCATATGCGTTCCATACTACGCTGAAAGTATGAAAAACCCGTTCTGATGTGTGACGGTATGTTGTGCGATCAACACGATTCTATGAGACTACCTCGAAAGAGATGCCAAAAATGAATTCTGAATCAGAATAACATTTCTCATAGTCTAAATGGTAAAAATGCGATGCGTCATAGTAACAAGGGTAGAGGGCGCATACTAGACATAGACAATCACCAACAAAGGTCTATGTTATTAGTGAATACGATAGCAGCCTACAAGGTCATGAGATATAGTCAATCCGCTGTGTTAAATGCTAGGAGTTGGAACCTTAGACCTCAGGTAATGTTGGTTAAGGAAATAGGTCGGTAGAGTATCTACCCCTATTTCCCTAGGTAATATTGAGAGCGATGTACGATGAGACCTAAAAAAAACAACACGAACAGGAGTTTACTCCTGTGAAGTGTATGTTTTGAGCGTAGCGAAAAACATGATATAGGAGACGACAAATGAACAAATTAAAGATTGGTTATAACCATAAAACTACAAAAAGCAACAACACATATGTAAACATCAATAAACAAGACAATGATGTTTTTTATAGAAATGTGTTAGCCATAAATGCATATATGCAGGAACTTGCATTAAGCACAGATCCAGACATCAAAGACTTCATAAAATGGTGGCGTGGTAGTGACAAGAAATATCCATATAACAAACGATTAGGCAAATACAACACACCTGAGACTATGATGGCGGGTCTAGTCAACAATGTCATATATGGCAATCAGCGTGACTTATCAGTAGAACAATTACCATTCTATGAAGAGATAGTCAATGTATGCGCAGAAGTCATAGAAGAACTGAAACTGGTCAAGAAATTAGATTTACAACCTGACTATGACATCATTGGTGTGCAGTTTGGGCTGTCGTTTTGACATATATCTATAAATATCTATGGAAACATAGATATGAGAAAAATAAAACTAAATCCTATCGATAATAAAGCCTATAGGGTCAGTCAAGGCTTGAATAACACTACACGCAGCCAACTCAAAAAGATACAGAAAGCAGATACCAATCGCAACATAGAGCAAGTACCAATGGGCGAACTATACATTCGTTATAAAGGTAATTGGATCGATAAAGGTAAGTTCTGTTATATCTGCAATGATTTATTGGGCTTTGATGAAGAAGTATTAGATAAACATAGATATATCTGTGTTCCGATAAATAAGAATACAGGAGATCATGATGCCTATACAGATGATTAAGCGCGGTGGAGAAACTTATTATCGCTATGGTGATAGTGGTAAAGAATATAAATCACGTGCCGAAGCAGAACGACAAGCAGCCGCCATACATGCCAGTGGATATCAAGAAAAGAATAGTCAAGGCAAAAAAAAAGGAAGTGATGGCAAAGCATGTTGGGAAGGCTATCGTTATGGTGGCACAGTAGATGGAAAAGATGTCTGCACAAAAGTCAAACGATGATGCTGTAGTGATCGGTAATGGTACGAGTAGATTACACTTTGACCTATACAAGATCAAACAAAAGTATACCACTTATGGATGCAATGCATTGTATCGTGACTTCATACCAGACTATCTGATCAGCATGGACATATATATGGTCACAGAGATAATCAATGCAAGAATGCATCATAACACCAAATTCTATACGCAACATGTCAATGACATAGATGTGTTGCAAGGTCAAGGTGAACCTATAAATTTCGTGAAGACATATGCAAGCACACCAGATAGTGGCACAGCCGCACTTGATCTAGCAAGCAACAATCACAAAAAGATATACATCATAGGTTTCGATTATCATAATGGTAGTCATAACAATGTATATGCAGGCACAGCAAACTATAATGCTAAGAATTACAGCACGCCAACTGTGCAAGATGACAAATGGCGTAGCAGACTATACAACATAGTTAAACAGAACAATGACATAGAATATGTACATGTCACAAACGATACATATGAACATGTGTTACCAAACATCACGACGATGGATATTGAACGATTCAAGGAGATAATATGTTAGAATTTAAATATCATGTAGAGACAGGTCCAGACGGTATACGCTGGGTCTCAGTAGAACCATTGATGGAAGACATCGTTGGTAGCATAGATCAGTTGATGAAACTACCCACAGACGATTTAGACGATGATGGCAAGCATATACTAGAGATGAAGATATTGGGCTTGCGCACAGTACATGAGTTTTTAGGGTCGATCATCACAGCAGACAATCTAAAGAAAATGAAGGCAAACACAGATGCGACAGAAGAAACAAAAGTCATACACTAATGAACCAAAATTGTTGGTCGATAGACCAGACACTACACGTATACGTGTGTTCGACAAGATGTGTACCGAACTCAGTCCATATATGACTGAACTAGAAGTTGATGCCGTAGTCAGTTTCATGATAGAGATACAGCACAGCAAATGGGATGTGAATCCTACTGTAGAAGATAGCAAGACTCAATTGAAACTCATACTTGGTTCAGACCGTTTTGATGAAATATGCAAACAATGGAATGTTAAGAATCAGAAATGGTTGACTGTGTTCGGCACAAGGAAATATCGTCATAAGACCGATAAGACATTATGGGATGGATTAGATGCAACAGATAATCCTGAAGATTACGAGGTCACTTGGATATAAACATGCAACTCAGCGACAACATGAAGAAAGTACAAGAATACGATGACGAGACATTCATGGCTTTCGCACGTTATTTGCGTTATAGCATGGTAGAACGTTGGGAAGAGAAATTATTGTTCGATATGATAAACGAACGATTGGCTAGACAGAATCTACGCATGGAGTGGGGATGCTGTGGTACCAATCAGATATTAAGGAGAGATGAATTATGAAAGATAGCCATTTTTATAAAAGACTTGATGATCAGACAGGATTCAAAGCATTAGTGAATATGCTCAAGAATCAACCATTGAACATCGCAGAGCAAGTTTTCGA